AACGTCAGTACATGCCCCCTGCCGCTCCTCCTCTGTAACAGCGGCCTTATCTTGGTAGAACATTCGTTTTCTACCACTTTTACCCCATAAAACACATAGATTTTGGCGTGTGTCGTAAATATCACACAGAGCCATTACTTGGAGGAACCTCATGAATAAATTTGAACAGCTCATTGAATACGTCATTAATGACGAAGCAGACAAAGCTCGTGAATTGTTTCACGAAATTGTTGTGGAGAAAAGTCGTTCTATCTATGAACAAATGATGGAAGACGAAGAGCTTGATGAAGCTAAAAACGACGAAGAGCTTGATGAAGCCAAAGACGAAGATTTAGATGAATCTGAAGAAGAACTTGACGAAGCCGACATGGGCGGAGATCAAGCTGATGATCTTATCGATGACGTTGAAGTTGAAGAAGAAGGTCTCAGCATGGAAAGTGAAGAAGACGAATTTGCCGACGAAGAAGACGGCGAAGACGGAAATCTTGAAGACCGCGTTGTTGACCTAGAAGACCAACTTGACCAACTTATGTCAGAATTTGAAGCTCTAATGGGTGACGATGCTGAAGTTGATGGTGAGTTTGCAGCCGATGCAGCCGCTGGTATGGACGATGAAGAAATTGACGATACTGAGTTGGAAACTGAAGGCATGATGGAAAACGTCAGCTTAAAAGCAGTTCCAAAGCCAACAGCTGGCGATCACGGTGCCAACATCAAAAGCGTAGTAGCCGCTAACAGTGGCGCAAGAGGCGCAATGGCAAAGCCAGTTCGCCCAACAGGAACCGAAGCTCAAGGTCGTCCAGCCCCAACCGCTAAAGATGCAATTGGCAAGGTTGGTAACACCCCTGCTCAAAGCACACAAAAACCAACACCTGCTACTAAGCCACAATTAGGCCAGGCTGCTGGTGTGAACAGCAAAGCTGTTATTCAATAAGGTCCCGGTAAATGGCTCTTTACCTAAAAGAGAACTTGACTTTCGACGACGCTCGCATTATTGTTGAGGGCGTCGAAGGTAAAGATCTTTATATGAAGGGCATCTGCATCCAGGGTGGTGTGCGTAATGCCAACGAGCGTGTATATCCAGTTGGCGAAATTGAAAAAGCAGTTGGCACACTGAATGAACAAATTTCCAGCGGAAATTCAGTCTTGGGTGAAGTTGATCACCCCGATGATTTAAAAATTAATCTTGACCGTGTAAGCCATATGATGACAGAAATGTGGATGGATGGACCAAACGGTTATGGAAAATTAAAAATCCTACCAACACCAATGGGACAACTAGTGAGAACTATGTTGGAAAGTGGTGTTAAATTAGGTGTTTCAAGTCGCGGTAGCGGAAACGTTAACGAGGCTAACGGACATGTCAGTGATTTTGAAATAGTCACTGTGGATGTGGTTGCTCAGCCCAGCGCACCAAATGCATATCCAACTGCCATTTATGAAGGCATGATGAATATGAAGTATGGTCATCGTATGCTAGAGATAGCACGTGATGCTGGCAATGACAACAAAGTGCAGAGATATTTGAAAAGCGAAATCAAAAAGCTTATCAAAGATCTCAAGATATGATTTAGGAGAAATCAATGCTAGACGCAATTAAACCATTGCTAGATAGCGGCCTAATCAACGAGGACGTCAGCAAGGAACTCAACGAAGCTTGGGAATCTAAGTTGGTGGAGGCTCGTGAACAGGTACGTGCAGAACTCCGTGAAGAGTTTGCACAACGTTATGAGCATGACAAAAGTGTGATGGTAGAAGCCCTAGATCGCATGGTAACAGACGGTCTTACACAAGAGATCCAGGCTGTGGCTGCTGAAAAGCAAGCACTAGCTGAAGATCGCGTTAAGTTCCAAGTCAAGATGAAAGAATCTGCTACAAAGTTTAACGACTTTATGGTAGGAAAGCTTGCTGAGGAAATTGGCGAATTGCGTAAAGATCGTAAGATGCACAACGAATCCCTAGAAAAACTAGAAAAATTCGTTGTACGAGCTCTTGCAGAAGAAATTAGTGAATTTGCACAAGACAAAAAGGACTTGGTGGAAACCAAAGTTCGTCTAGTTAGCGAAGCACGTAATAAACTTGAAGGCTTGAAAGCACGTTTCGTCAAAGAAAGTGCAGACAAGATGAGCAAAGCTGTTAGCCAGCATCTAAAAACAGAACTTACACAACTTCATGAAGACATCAAAATTGCTCGCGAGAACAGTTTTGGTCGTCGTATTTTTGAAGCTTACGCTGCCGAATTTGGTGCAACTCATCTCAATGAGAACGCAGAAGTTCGCAAGCTCAAGAAAGTTCTGGTAGCCAAAGATCATCAGCTTAGTGAAGCTACCCGTATTGTTCAACAGGCAAAAACTCTTGTTGAATCTAAGGACCGTGAGATTCGCGTGATCAAAGAATCCAATGAACGTGCAAACGTCATGGAAGAATTGTTGGCTCCTCTTAATGAAGAGAAGCAAGCAGTCATGAAGAATCTTTTGGAAAGCGTACAGACTTCTCGTCTTAAAAACGCTTATGAAAAGTATCTACCAGCCGTACTTACAGACACAGCACCAAAAGCTCGCAAGGTAATTAGTGAGAGTGTTAGTGTAGTAACTGGTGATAAAACCGTGCCAGCCGCGCAAGTTGAAGACCGCAGTAATGTGATCGACATCAAACGTCTGGCTGGTCTATAATTTAATAGAACAAAAGGAGACTTAAATGTCACAAGAACTATTAGAAGGCCGTTGGGACGAGACCAAAGAAGCATTGCTCGAAGGACTCAAAGGAAACCGACGCAACTCTATGAACGTAATTCTCGAAAATACTCGCAAGTATCTTCGTGAAAATGCCAGCGCAGGATCTACTGTATCTGGTAACATCGCTACATTAAACCGTGTGATTCTTCCAGTGATTCGTCGTGTTATGCCGACTGTTATCGCTAACGAAATCGTTGGTGTTCAGCCAATGACTGGCCCAGTCGGCCAAATTCACACACTACGTGTACGTTATGCATCTACAATGACTGACCAAACAGCAGCCGCTACTTCTGTAGTTGCTGGTGAAGAAGCATTATCTCCATTCAAGATCGCTGTTGCATACTCTGCTGGCGCCCGTGGTGCTGACAACGCTGCCACTACACAGACAGCCGCTCAAGGCTACGCTGGTGGTGCTACTGCTACCCTAGAAGGTAATGGTGGTCGTCAGATCTCTGTACAAATCTTGAAACAAGCTGTTGAAGCCAAGACTCGCAAGTTGCAAGCTCGTTGGACATTTGAAGCCGCTCAAGATGCACAAGCCATGCACGGTATTGATGTTGAAGCAGAAATTATGGCTGCTTTGGCTCAAGAAATCACAGCTGAAATTGACCAAGAGATTCTCTTGTCTCTACGCAGTCTAGCTCAAACTGAGTTTACATACAACCAAGCTACCGTTTCTGGTACAGCTACATTCGTTGGTGATGAGCATGCCGCATTGGCTGTTCTAGTTAACCGTGTTGCTAACTTGATCGCCCAACGTACACGTCGTGGCGCCGGTAACTGGGCTGTTGTTAGCTCTGCCGCTTTGACAGTGTTGCAATCTGCAACTACTTCTGCTTTTGCTCGCACTACAGAAGGTACTTTTGAAGCACCTACAAACACCAAGTTTGTTGGTACATTGAACGGTGCAATGCGTGTGTTTGTTGACTCTTATGCATCTGACTCAACACCTGTGTTGGTTGGTTACAAAGGTTCTAGCGAAGCTGACGCAGCCGCTTTCTACTGCCCATACATTCCGTTGATGAGCAGTGGTGTTGTTCTTGATCCAACAACATTCGAACCAGTTGTGTCATTCATGACACGTTACGGTTACATTGAGTTGACAAACACTGCCAGCTCATTCGGTAACGCTGGTGACTATGTTGGCGAGATCGCTGTACAGAACTTGTCTTTCTCCTAATCAGAGATTACACCCCG